TAGTTCAGGCTTGGTTAAATGGAGTTTATGCAGCATACTCAACTATGGGATGTCCTACAAACCAAGTTGTTCAGCAGACAGTAAACCAAACTGTAAATCAGGCAACTTCTCAAGCTGCATCAGCAGCCGCTTCTGCAGCTTCATCGGCTGCAAGTTCAGCAGCATCTTCATCAGCAAGTTCTGCCGCAAGTAGTTCAGCATCATCAGCAGCGGCTTCATCGGCGGCATCAACTCCACCACCAACATCATCTTCACCACCGCCAGCAAGTAGTGGTTCAACCGCTTCATCTTCAAGTAGTAGTTCATCATCAAGTAGTTCATCATCTTCATCCGGAGGTGGTGGTTCATCATCGGAGGGAAGTTCATCTAGCGGAGGTAGTTCATCTTCATCGGAACAAAAGAGTGAAACTAAATCTGAAACAAAATCAGAAAGTAAATCCGAATCTAAAGAAGAATCAAAATCCGAAAGCAAGAGTGAGGAAAAGAAAGAAGAATCAAAATCGGAAGAAAAAAAGGAAGAAAAGAAAGAGGAATCTAAAGAGGAAAAGAAAGAGGAGAAGAAGGAAGAAAAGAAAAAAGAAGAAAAAAAGAAAGAGAAAAAAGTTGGAGCTAATCCAATGATGCTTTCATCTGATTTAGCAGGTACGGAAGATGCGGAAGGAAAGTATGCCGTAATGATGAGTGCTGGTATTTCTAAATCATCTCTAATGGGTGATAAATCATATTCAGCTACGGCATTAGTTTGGAGTACCTTAGACCAATTTGCATTAAGTGGTGGTATGACAAAGATGGACTTTGAAGAGGGTAAACTAAACGCAATACATTCATACTCAGTAACGGCTGCATACCTTAAAGGAACGTTAATGCAGATGTTGGGATACACTTATATCAAACCACATCCAAAATACGGAACATACGGTTATAATGTGGGTTTAATTGGATTAGAGATGAAGAAGATGGATGGCAGTGGTTATGACTTGAGTTTGATGACATCTTTTGTGGCATTTTGGACTAAACCATATCAATACAATAAAAAGATTACTATATCTCCGCAAGTTTTCTTTATGAATTCTCCAATTAGTTTTAATACATTCACACAGGCAACTATGGTAACCAGAACACCTGGTTTTATAGTGGGTAGCGGATTTGATTACCGATTAAGTAGAAGATTTGCATTTTCTGCATCCTATAAAGCGGTTATGTCATTAGAACCAAAGTTTAATTTGATGAATAACTTCCAAATTGGTTCTAAAATGGTTTTTTAAATATTTATACACAAAAATAATACATTATGAAAAAATACGTTAATTTTAAGAATATTGCCATTGTAGCATTGGTAATTTGGATTTTATTACAGTGGTTTAACCCAGGTGGAGTTATGCCGGGTGGAAGAACTATCAGAATTGATGGTAAAAAATATGAAGTAATTAAACACACAATAGATACTGTAGAAGTTGAAAAAGTAAAGGTTGTTACTAAAAAAGGAAAAGATATTGTACATGAAGTAATTGATGTAGATACTTTAGTACTTAAAGAATTGGTAAATGTAGATAGCGCAGCAATCCTAAAAGATTACTTAGCTAAAATCGTTTACAAAGATACATTGGTATTAGATGGTGGATTGGGAACTATCGCTCTTACCGATACTATTACAAAGAATAGAATCTTAGGTAGAACTTGGGATGCTAAAGTAAAGGAAAGAGTAATCAAAGAAGAACTTATTGTTAAAGAGCCTGCAAAGAATCAAGTATATTATGGTTTGAATGCAGGATTTAATAAAGAAGATTATGTATCGGCAATTGGAGCTGGTGTAATACTTAAAACTAAGAAGGATAAAATCTACCAATTGGGTATTGGTGTTAATAATAGAACTACCGATGGAACTAATGGAGCATTCTCACCTTATGTTGGATTTGGTACATATTGGAAAATCAAAGTAAAGAAATAAAATGATATCTTTAAAATCATTATTAATCGAAGGAACATTAAACGAAGATATCAAAAGAGATATTGATAAGTTTATTGATAAGTTAAACAAACAATTTCCAGACCAAGAATACACTGTATCTTCTGGTGGTGGTAAGTATGCAAGAATTACTCACAAAAATAGAAAAGGTGGACAGGAATCTGCTTGGGGATTTATTGCATTAGTTGATAACCCATCCAAAGGATTCCAAAAAGGAGACCTATTAAAAGCAGCAGGATATAACACTCCTGCTAAAAACGCTAGAGGTAATATTCTGAATGGTACTGCAAAATATGATAAGTATTCACCTGCATATCTAAGAGAGGAATTTGAAAATTTAGTAAACGAAGCAACTGTTAAGCTTAAAAAAACCATCTCTAAGCAAGAGTGGGATAGAATACCTAAATATAATAAACACATTGGACAGGATGGTACTAAATATATTATGCAATATTCCGATAGTATGGGTACTTACTTACAAGGAGTAAACGTATCAGATGGGAAATATTATGTTGGATATAACAAAGGTAGAGGACAGGGTACGGGAGTATTTAAGGATGTATTTACATCATACGATGCTGCAAAAAAAGAAGTAGAAAAAACTGAAAAGTTAATGAAAGGTGGAAGTAATATGACAGCGTATTATGTAGCAGATAAAGATGGCAACCCAATCAGAGAATCTCAACTTAAAGGATATCTTGCAGCAGATGTAGTGGATGATATTGTTAAAGCAATAGGTTCAAAAATGGTAAAAGGACATGTTGAAAATGCACCTAATAGAAATTACATTTATCTTAAACTTACTGATATAAAGTTTGGTAATGATGTTGTAAAGATGTTAAAATCAAAATTTGGTATTGATGCTAAAATTGATAAAACATTTGGAAATATACCAACGGTATCATTTCCAAGTAAGAAAGTAGTTAGTGAAGCAAAATCGGATTACGAAGTATATCATAAATCATATACATCAGCTATTGAAGCAGCTAGAAATTATGCGGAGAAAAAAGGATATGAAATAAACAATGATGATGCTTTTACAAAAATAGGTGTAGGTCCTAGAAAACCATCACCGGGAAAAACAAATAGATTTTCTATTGAATTAACTAAAGATGGTAAACCTCAAAGAAAAATGCTACATATTCAGGTTTATGGTATGAAGAATTCTTATGAATTAAATGCCTATATCCAATAATGATACTACTAAGAGACATAATGGCTGAAGACCTTCGTAAGTGGTTTGGTAAAGGTAAGACTGGTTCTACTACCGGTGGTGGTTGGGATAGATATAACTCTAAAGGTGAGAAGGTAGGTAAATGTGGTGATAGTAAAGAAGGTTCATCTTATGCAGCTTGTTTATCAAAAGAAAAAGCAGCTAAGTTAGGACCCGATGGTAGAGCAGCATTTGTAAAAAGAAAAAGAGCAGCACAATCTAAAGCAGGAGATGTTAAGAAAGGTGGCGAAAAATCAAAAGGCCAAAAACCAACATTTGTTAAAACAGGTGCATAATGATTAAGTTAAGTAATTTATTAAAAGAAGAACAACCTCATCAAAAAGAAATGATTGATGGTATTGTTGAAATGCTAGTTCAGGTTAAAGATATAGATAACCGCAAACAAATGGCATTGGATAGATTAAGAGATTTCAAAAAAGAAGGTATTGATGTAAACGCCGATGAGTTTATGGAAAGATGTGGGCTTGGTGAAATGAATGAAAAATGGAGTACATCTTATAAACGTTCTATTGATTGTAATAACCCAAAAGGATTTTCTCAAAAAGCACATTGTCAGGGTAGAAAGAAAAGAGAAGTTGTTGAAGAAGCAATAGAATTATTCTTAGAAAAGAATTGTCCAACTGACCCAGCAAAATGGTCAGCATCAAAAGCAGCAGCAAAAAGAAAGTTTGATGTATATCCATCGGCTTACGCAAATGGTTGGGCTGCAAAAAATTACAAATCAAAAGGTGGTGGCTGGAAAACCTGTAAAGGATAATGATAAAACTTAAATCACTTTTAAAAGAAGATATCACTACAACTATATTAATTAATATAGCAGTAACCGCTGCTATATGGGCAATTAAACAAGCTATCCTTTCATTCAGAAGTGGTTCGGTAAAAGAAAAAGAAATTGGTAAAGCTTATTTAAAGTGGTTAGATAGATTAGATAAAAATGATAAGTTTAATAAGTTTGTTTACTACACTTTAAAAAATGATAATAAGCTAAAAAGTTTAGAATCAAAATCAAAAGATGGTAAGTTTAACTTTGAGGCTTTTGTTTATGAAAAATCATTAGTTAAAAAATGGTTGACAAGTAAGCCTGCAGAAGATGAGTTAGATAAAGTGTTTAAAGAATTATATCCATCTAAAGATAAAAATTCAAAGGATATACCTGGTGATACAAAATTAGAACTTACATATTCACAATGGAAATTAAATACATTAAATAAAGCAGTTGAAGAATTTACCGATGTTTTAAAAAGTGGACAAGTAAAAGGTTTTATTAATCAATACGCAGAAAAACAAGGGCTACAAACTATATGATAACTCTTAAATCATTATTAAAAGAAGAAAAAGAATTCATCATTTGGGGAGTTCCTCCTGGTGAAAGAGATGAAGTTGTAGCATATACAAAAGCTAAGAGTATGCCTGAAGCTAAGAAGGTAATGGATATTCTTAAACAAAAACATGGTTTGACAAAATTAAGAGTCCAGGTTATAGACCTTTCACAAACATACGATTTAAAAAAAGCATTTAGCAGTACTGTAAGATGATAAACGAATGTATTATTGTATCAAAAGAAGTTGGTGATAAATTTATCCTTGCTAAAAATAGGGATAGAATGTATAATCCAGAACTTGAAATTGTCCATACCATTATTGATGGTGTAGAAGTTGCGTATTTGCATGATTTAATTACTGATTGGAGTGAAGGTTTGAATGAACATGGTATTGGTGTAGTAAACTCAGCATTACTTGTTGGACATGATGAAGCAGAAGCTAAGATAGTAAAGAAAGGTGGTAAGCCGGGTCCTGATGGTGATAAGATGAGAAATATTATTAAACAACCTACACTAATAAAAGCCGTTAGAGCTGCAATATCTTATAAAGGTAGTAGTGGTTTATCTCTTAAAGGTCACACTTTCGTATCATCACCAAAACATTTGATTAGTATTGAAACTACATCAAAGCATAAGCCTGATGTTAAACTTCAAAACTCCGAATCACCAGTTGTTCGTACAAATCACGGACATCTTTTTACTGATGCCGGATACACACATGGTGAGAAATACCTATCATCAAAAATGAGAAAGATATCAGCTGAAAAATCAGTTGATAGAGTTGAAGATTGGAAAGAAATAGCAGCAGCTATGAGAAAAGAGTTCTTCCCAAAAAGACCTCAATTGAATATGAAAAGAGATACAAATGAGATGTCAACTTCTTCTCAGACTGTAATGAATCTTACTGATAAAATCTTACAAATTACTTATTTTAAGAACAAAGTAAAAGAATTTAAAGGTATTACTAACAAATTACCAAAAGATTATCAACCAAAGATTAAGATTGAGGTAATCGCAGAATAACCCCACTTTTTTCATAATACATATTTATAGACGTACATTAAAACTAAAAGTATGTCAACAGAATTCGAGTTATTTAAAGGAAAAAACCTAAGTTCTCTATTTGAGGATATCTATAACAACCAACTTTCCAAAAAACAAAAAATATCAGGTCTTATAGAAGAACTGAAAAAAATGGTAAAGCATGCAGGTGATGTTGCTACCGTAGGACCTGTACTATCTTCGCTTATTGATAGTTCTGTAAAGAATGATGACCAATTAGTTAAGTTAGCAACTATTGCAACAAAGATTATAGCAGCTGATAAAAAGACTGAAGGACAGGATGGATTTCTTACGGAATTTGAAAAAAATCAACTACTTAAAGAGTTGGAAGAAACTAAGCAAGAAGTTGAAAGAGTGGATGATTTGGAGTTTGAATTAGAAGAACTTAAAAAATCAATAAAGTAAAATGGCAGAATTATCAAGTCCACAATCAGCAGCGGCTCAATCGGCACAAACGGCGGGATCTGGTGCACCAAAGGGGTTTGGAATAGTGTATTCTATCATACTTGATGAAACGCATGAGTATATTAAGCACGTTGGTGATAAAGATTTAGAATTTTTTGGAGAAACATCTTATATAGGAGCAGTTCAATATAGATTAGTTGGACAACCATCTTCAGATGATGCATCTTTACCAGTTGCATTTCCTTTTGATAAAAATTTTAAAACACTACCATTAATAAATGAATCGGTAGAAATATTTCAAAATGGTGGTACATCATATTATAAAAGAATTGGTCAAGAAAAAACACCAAATGTTGATGCTAAAAAAACAATAATTTCTGAAACATTTCCGCCAACCCAAATTCCAGAAGACAAAAATACATCATATAAAACAACAGCAGAAACCAATACGCCAAAAACTAACGTAAAAGAATCATCAAAGTATGACAAATATGGAAATTATTTTGAAGGTGAAGCTGGAATTCATAAATTAAAATTATATGAAGGTGATAGTTTAATAGAGACAAGATTTGGACAATCTATAAGATTTAGTGGATATAACAATTCTCAAAAAATATTTTCTCCAACAACTATTATAAGAAATTCTGAAAATGCTGAATCAAAAAAGAAAGAATTAAAGGTTTCTACTGAAGAAGATATTAATAGAGATGGTAGTATAATTGTTTTATCATCAAATCAATATCAATTACCATTTCAACCTGGAACTGTTGATGATAAAGGTTCTACTGATTTTGAAACGAAACCAAATACGTTTAAAGCGTATCCATCTAAATTAATTGGAGACCAAATATTAATAAATTCTGGAAGAATTATTCTTTCGGCTAAAAACGCTGAAATGATTTTTTATTCAAAGAAAAATTATGGATTTATTTCAGATGGTTCTCTTTCTATTGATAATAAATTAGGAGTTGATGTAAACGTTGGTGATTCTACAAATTATAATACTAACGATAGAGATATAAATTTAAATACTGGTAATGGAAAAATTAATTTGGGAAATACAAAATTAGAACCATTGGTAAAAGGTGATGCTTGGGTTTCATTGATGGAAGAATTAATAGATGCAATAGTTCAACAAGTATTCTTAACACCAGCAGGTCCATCTGCAACAGGACCAACAAATGTTCCTAAATTTAATACAATCAAATCCAAATTAAAATCAGTATTGAGCGAACTTAATAAAACATCTTAAAATGTCTTGGGAAACTTTTAAGCAAAATATATTAAGATTAGCACAAAATCCAGAATCAATAAACGATATTGAAGTGGTTGCAACAGCTTATGCAACTGAATATGATGAAGCAATAAAAAGAGGAAAAGATAATTTGTTTCAAGCTAAATTTAAAATGGGTAATTCCGGCTCATTAAAAGATTTATTTAAATTAGCTTTAGAAAAAGGAAATTCTCAGACAGAACCATATGATTTGGTAGGAGAAATGGGAAAGGGTGTATTAGCATATTGGAATGGGGCTCAATTAGACCCAACATCAATACAAAATCCACCACAAACACCACCAGCAACAGGCGCAGTGCAAAATATTCAAATTGTAAGTATGACTTGTACAAATGCTGGAACTTGGCAGCAACCAGTTTTGGGAGAAGAACCTGATATAAGAAATGAAAATGAAAAAGATGATGATATGCCTGAAGTTGAAATTGGCGAAACGGAAGAAATTTTAGGTGAAGTACCAATTGATGATGTTGCGGTAGAAGTTGAATCTGTAGAAGAAGTTACTGTTGAACTTTATGAACCACAAGAAGTAGAAATTGGTGAAGTAAAAGAAGAACCAGTTGAAGAAACAGAACCGCTACCAGAATTTGATGCAATTTTAGTTGGTGGATTAGATTATAGAGATGGTGATTATAATATTGATAAGCAAGTTGAATTATTTAAAGATGGTTTTGGAAAAAATAAAAAAGTAAAAGGATTTAGATATACAACAACTTCAGCTGAAGTAATTTTGGGTATGAAAAATAGTCCTAAAGTTCCTGTATTTTTATTTAGTGCAGGATGTGTTAGAGCTTTTGAATTATCGAATAGTGAAATTGTTGATAAATCAAAATTATTTATAATAGAACCATTTACCGAATCTGCAAATACAAAAGAAATAATTTTAAATGCAATAAAAAATGGTGTACCAATACTAAATGTTTATTCAGGTCCTACCGAAGCTAGAGGTAGTGCTATAAGTGGTACTTCAAAAACACCAAGCGGAATAAGTCATTGGGGTTCTCTTACATATGTTGGAAAAGAAAAAGCAAATTTAGTAACAACAGAAAGAAAGCCAACAACAGTATCAGAAGGTGGAGACCCTCCTAAAATTGCAACAAATGTTGGAGCAACTGCACCACCACCACCTCCAGGTTTAGCTAGCTTTGGAAATGGTAAAATTCCAAAAGATAAATTAGGAAATATTGATTCATCTTATGGTAGTGGTATATTGCACGTTGAGGCTGCAAAAATGTATAACAAACTTATTGCTAGAGCAAAAAAAGATGGAATAAAATGGAGAGTATCATCTACATATAGAGACTATGCTGGTCAACTTGCTTGTTATGAAAAGTATGGACCCAGCAGTGCTGCTAAGCCAGGTTCATCACCACATGGTTGGGGATTATCTTTAGATTTTGGTGAGATATGTGGTATGCAAGAGGCTAAAGCAAAACAATTGGGCGTTGGTAGAGCAAAACCAGCTCCAGCAAAATATACCAGAGAAAACTCTAAAATTTATCAATGGTTAGCAAAGAATGGACCTGCATTTGGTTGGTATAATCCATATAGACTAGCAGATGGGCAGGGGTGTGATGAAGCTTGGCATTGGGAATATTGGGGATTTCAAACATTGACAAAACAACAAAGAGAAGCATAATATGGCAGCAATACCTCCTACTAAAAATTACGAATTATTAATTGATGAATTTATTAGGTATGCCCAGCAGCATTTAACCACAGTTAGTGGTATTGTTAATACGGTATCAACATATCCACCAGCCAATACACCAGGACCTGGTATAGCTAATTGGCAGGGATATAATGTAGAACCACCAAATCCATCTACCACAACAGTTAGTACTGAAGAAATTGAAATGACCGATGCACAATTATTAGCATCAGAAGAAGCAACTTTAGAAGGCGCTGATATAAACGAAGCAACAGCGGTTGCATTTGATGAAGAAGTAGTTGTTGAACCAGCTACACCGGAAGAAACAGAAAATGTTACTGCACAATTAGAAGAAATAGAAAAACAATTAGAACAAGAGGCAGGTAATACACCAGACCCACCATTAACAGATGAGGAAAAACCTAAAAATGATATACCAAAAGAACCAAATTATAAAAGTAAACTTAAAGTACCAAATGAATTGGTTTTAGCAATGAGAAAATATAGTGTAGGTAGAACACCTTTGGAAAGAGCACATTTTTTAGCACAAACAAATCACGAATCAGGTAATTTTATATATAAAGAAGAAATTGCATCTGGAAAAGCATACGAAGGTAGAAAAGATTTGGGAAATACTCAACCTGGTGATGGACCTAGATACAAAGGTAGAGGATATATTCAATTAACAGGTAGAGCTAATTATAGAAAGTTTGGACCTGTTGCTGGAGCTGATTTTGAAAGTAATCCAACAATAGTAGGTACAAAATACTTCGCTGACACAGCTTGTTTATTTTGGAAAGCAAATAAATTGGGTGCTAAATGTGTAGATTCATCAACCACAACAATTAAAGTTGTAACAAAACGTATTAATGGTGGATATAATGGATTGGATGACAGAATTAAGAAATTTACATTGTATTGGACAGATTTGCAAAAAGATAACACATTATGGGCATAAAACCCAAAAATAATCAATTGAAATATTTATAAACATAACAAACGATAATGTATGAATACTGATAAATTATTACAAGCCATCCAAATCTTAGTTAAAGAAGAAGTTAAACAACAACTTTCTGGTATAATTAAGGAAGCTGTAAGAGCTGAAATGAAAAAGGTATTAGCTGAACAAAAGCAACCTAAAAATACTGGTTTGAGTATGGCTAAAGCTATTTTAGGTGATGATGAACCTAAATTAGCAGAACAAAAAACTTATACTAAAAACCCAATGATTAATCAAATCCTTAACGAAACTAGAGCCGCAGTATCAAACGATGGTGGTTATAGAACTATGAGTTTTGGACAAGGTGATATGGGTTCAATAGTAGGTAGAACAGCAATTGCTGAAAAAATGGGTTATGGTGATTTCGCTGGTGGTGGACCTCAAAAGACTGGATTGGGGGTTCAAACTGGTGTAGCTGAATTAGACAAAGCATTGAATAGAGATTATTCTGAGCTTGTCAAAAGATTTAAGAAGTAATGGCAGTAGTATTAGGACAAAAGCTTGTACAAGATACAAAAAAATTTGATGATTATGCTGTTGGTATAACACTACCTATTCAAATAGGTAATACTGCTTTTAATCAATCATTTAAAACAGCTGAACAAGCAAGTTCTAATATAAAAAATTTATTACTAACTAAAAGAGGTGAAAGAATTATGCAACCTGAATTTGGTAGTGGATTGCAAGAATTGTTATTTGATTTTAATGATGATGAATTAGCAGGAAAAATTGAAGAAACAATCAATAATGCGGTTACAACTTGGTTACCTTATATAACAATTCAACAAATAGATGTTGAAGCAACAAATTATGATAAAGATACAAATACAGTAAAAGTATCAATTCAATTTAATGTTTTGGGTAACGCAAATTTAAATACAGTAACATTTAACGTAGCAGCATAATTTATAAAGTATGTCAGTAACAATTACAAATAAAAATTTTAAAAATAAAGGAAAAGATATTAAGTATCTTAATAAAGATTTTGTATCATTTAGAAACAACTTAATAGAATTTGCTAAAACGTATTTTCCTAAAACTTATTCAGATTTTAATGAATCATCACCCGGTATGATGTTTATTGAAATGGCATCGTACATAGGTGATTCATTATCATATTATATTGATGATACTTTAAAAGAATCATTAATGGTGTATGCGGAAGACCCTCAAAGTGTTTTAGCATTGGCACAATATTTGGGATATAAACCAAAAGTATCTGCGCCAGCTGTTACAAATTTAAGTATATATCAGTTAGTTCCATCAATTGGAACTGGTATTAATAACATTCCTGATTCAAAATATTATTTAAGAATTAAAGAAGGATTAATAACAAAATCAAACAAAGCAGCTATAACATTTAGAACAACTGATGTTGTAGATTTTTCAGATGAAACAAATAGAGAAATTACAATATATCAAAGAGATGCTAATACTGGTGAACCTTTATTTTATTTAGTTAAAAAATACGTTCAAGCAATATCTGGAGAACTGAAACAAAAATCAGTTACTTTTGATGCATACTCCCCTTTCCAAAAAATTACTTTAGATGATACAAATGTTATACAAATTTATGATGTAAGAGATGGTAATGGAAACAAATGGTATGAAGTTCCATATTTAGCTCAAGAAATGGTTTTTTTAGATGAACCTAATTTAGAAAAAAATGATCCTGATTTGTATCAATTTAAATCTACTGTTCCTTATATCTTAAAAACTATAAAGACATCAAGACGATATGTTTCAAAAGTAAATCAAAATAATACAACAACAATACAATTTGGTGCAGGCGATTCATCAGCTAGTGATGAACAATTAATACCAAATTTAAAAAATGTAGGACTTGGTTTACCAAACTCAATAGATAGATTAGATGAATCATTTGACCCTACTAACTTTCTAAAAACAAAAACTTATGGTACATCCCCATCAAATACAACAATGACTGTAAAGTATTTAGTTGGCGGAGGTGTTCAATCTAATATAGCAGTAGGACAACTTACTAGAATAAGTAAGATTGAATTGGATGAAGATACAGACGCTTTTACAACTGCAGAAAAAGCAATTTACAATACAATCAAAGCTTCAGTAGCAATTGATAATGAAGTACCAGCTACTGGTGGTAGAAGTGCTGAAAGTTTAGAAGAAATTAGACAAAACGCTTTAGCTTTCTTTGGAGCACAAAATAGAGCAGTAACTGCAAAAGATTATCAAGTAAGAACGTTATCAATGCCTGCAAAATATGGTGCTATTGCAAAAGCATACGCTGTAGCAGATGGTACATTAGATAATAACTCACCATCTTCTATATTAGCATCACCAAATCATTTGCAAGAATTTACTGATTTAGTAATGAGTTTTGTTAATAAGCCTGATGCTGAAGAACCAACTCAACAAAGTATAAAAGAAGAAATAACAAAATATTTAATTGGCAAAACTTCAAATGAAAATGAAAAAAATAATCCGTTTGCAATAAATTTGTATTTGTTGGGATATGATAATAGAGGAAACTTAACAAACCTTAATAGAGGTGTCAAAGAAAATCTTAAAACTTACTTAAATGAATATAGAATTTTAACAGATGGTATTAACATAAATGATGGATTTGTAATTAATATTGGTTTAGATTTTGAAATTGTTGTTTATGGAAATTACAATAAAAGTGAAATTCTTTTAAAAGTAATAAACGAACTTAAAGATTATTTTAATATCGATAATTGGACATTTAATCAGACAATTAATTTGAGTGAGGTAGAATTGTTAATAGCAAATGTAGAAGGTGTTTCATCTGTACCAATGTTAAAATTTACAAATAAATGCGGAGGAAAGTATTCTTCCAATTCTTATAATATTGAAGCAGCTACTAAAGATAAAATTATTTATCCATCTTTAGACCCTTCAGTTTTTGAAATAAAGTTTCCTGATTCAGACATTAAAGGTAGAGTAAGATAATGGCATACTATTTTTTAACAGCATCAAAAGATGCAACGATATATCTCCAACAACCTAATCAGAATACTGGTTTAGATGAAATTTTGGAAATAAGTAAAGTATATTATGGAAACATAAAAGATGTATCCCATGCTTTAATAAAATTTGAATTAGGATATCTATCAGCATCTTTATCAGATACGTCTATAAAAATGAGTGATGCAAAATTATTACTTAAAGAAACTGAAACTGAAGAAATTGCATTAAAATATACAATTTATGCATCACCTTTGAGTGGAAGTTGGGAAATGGGTAAAGGAACTAGATTTGATAATATTTCAACTCAAGGGGTAACTTGGAATTATAGAGAAGGTGATAGTAAATTAGAATGGTTAGAAAATAATTTTAATTCATATACAACAGCAAGCCAAAATAATGGTGGTGGTGGAACTTGGTGGACTCAGCATGGAGCATCACAAAATTTTGATTACCAATCAGCAGATATTGAAATGGATGTTAAATCACTTTTACAGGTTTGGATGAGTGGTTCAAAACCAAATGATGGATTTATATTAAAATATGCAAATTTTGATAATTCAAATGATGTAGAATCAAATACAGCTGATTATGGTATTATTAAATTGTTCAGTAAAGAAACTCATACAATATACCAACCAAAAATTAGAATTGGGTGGGATTCGCAAACTTATACAACAGGTTCTTTAAACGAACTTACAGCAAACGATATTAAAATAGGAGTTACCAATTTAAAAAAAGAATACAAAGTAGGGTCAGAACCTAAACTATCTATATTTGCTAGAGAATTGTATCCTTTAAGAACATTTAGTAATTCTTTTTCATATAATACTACAAAATATTTACCAATCACATCGTATTATCAAATAAGAGATTTTGAATCTAATGATATTATTATACCATTTGGAAACTACTCAAAAATAAGTTGTGATTCTAATGGTAATTTTATAAAACCAAATTTTTCAAATTGGGAATCAAACAGAGTTTACAAAATTGAATTTAAAGTTGAAAATGATGGTGATGTGCAATATTTTGATGATGATATAACGTTTAAACTTGTTAATAATTAAAAATGATTAAAACAGGTCTAAGAAATGAAGAAAAAGTTGGTGAAATTTTAGTTAGTGGTTCTTTAGCCATTAAAACTAAAAACAATTTTGGTGTCCATGTATTTAGTGGATCTGTTGTAGATGATGGTATTGTTGCTGGAGTATTGACAAAACCAAAATACAAAGAATCAGAACTATTAAAATCAATTGATACAACGATTATAGAATTGATTCCGGTAGAACCACCTGTTTTGCCGGAAATGGTTTTAAAAAGTTTGTATGATGCGGCACTTCAAGAAATAGCTAATAGAGATGTTATAATTACACAACTAAATGCTAATATATTAGATTTAAGAGCAAAAGTAAAAGAATTAGAAATAGTAAGTCAAAGTTTAAGAGTAGAAATTGATGGTAAAGAATTAATAGTAGCTGTTGCTGAAAATCAAACACAACAAGCAAATTCAAAAGTGTCAAGCACAATTGTGGAGTTACAAAATTCTATACAAAAAGCAACAGCTGAATCAATACAAAGAGCATCTTTATTTGCAATTAATCAATCATTGGAAAAACAAATTGAAGCACTAAGAGAAGAATTATTTGGAAAAGCTGCAAAAATACAAGAAGGATTTAAAGTATCAGATGATTTCGCAGCAAAAGTTGTTAATATATCGGATAAACAATATCCTGATTTAACGTTTAGAGGTAGAGCTAAAGATGATGGTAGGGGTAGATTTATTAATGGTCCTGAGCTTAGAGTTTCTAATTTTACAAAAAAACCCGTAACTATATCGTTTACCCAAGATGGAGATATAAAGGGTATATTTAAACCAATACCTTCTATTACATTACAACCTGGTGAAAATAAAGGACTTAAAGTTGAAACAATAGATAGTAAAGTAGACGGATTTAGCCCTAGCGCAGGATTTGGATTAATTGGTGATACTGAATATAATGGCAATCTTATTTTAAAATCAGCAGTTGGTACACTTAATATTCCTGTTGCTTTACAAAAACAAAGAGGAGACCAATGGGGTTAAAATAAATAAAAATGGCATTAAAAACTTTTAAAGATATTATCAATAACAAAGGCTATCGTATAAATTCAAAAGATAGAAAAATTTTTGAAGAAGGAAATCTTCAGACATTTTTTGGATTTGGTGAAAGTGATGCTATTGAATTTGTAGTATATGATATAAACGATAATCAATTACCACAAATTAATGATGAGTTAGTAAGGTATATTCCTATGACAACAGAGAATATTGCAGATTATTTTTTAATAGCAGAAGGTACGTTGTTTCAGCAAAACCAATTCCCATCTGAATATTTTGTAGATGTGGAAAGAATTTTAAGAGAATCTGGGTATGATAATGGTATTTTTAAAACACAAATTACTTTAATAAATAAAAGAGTAGGAAGTAATGAAAACCAAAACAAATTATGGATTTCAGAAATCTCACCTTCAAGAACTGAGGTAAGACTTTTTCCAATAAGAAACGCATCTTATAGTAACCCAGAGTTAGAGAAAAGATATAATATGTTTGTGGCAAATCAACATTTTAGAGATGATGTAATTAATGCTGCATTTATTTTTATAGAACAAATTACCCCATCTAAAATTCAAGAATTTATTAAATCAAAATATAGTGACGCTTGGCTTGAAAAATTAAAATCTGAATATAAAATAAAAAATTTTGATGTATTAGTAAACGATATATATAAAAAATTTATAGAATCTGCAACCTATGCTTTTACTAATAGAAATTCAATTGTTGGTAGTTTAAATTATGGAAAACCATCTAAAGCAAAACCAAAACTTGATTTATCTAAAAATGAAGTAAAAGAAATTTGTAAACAATTATTAGCAAACGCAACTGATTTTTATCTTACTAGATTAGAGGTTAAGAAAACAGCAACATTCAAATCGCAAACAGATGCTAGTATGGATGACGTAACTAATGTACTAAAGAGATATACTGCAAGTACAAAAGTAGATACTTCAATGCCTGAGAAAAAAATTGTTAAGATAGAAAAGCCAGAAATTTCTGATAAATTATTAGAGTTCAAAAGAAAGCTTAAAAAGGAATTACCCAATCCGGTAGAAGTGGATGACCCACCACCAGTGATTGATATTCCAATCGAAACTCCTATTGAATCACCACCATATTATGAGCCTGACCCAGTTGTTATAGAGGTACCTGTTCCTAAAAAACAAATACCAATAATAATTGAAGAAGATTCACCACCACCGATAATATCAACTCCTGCAGGAGATATACAAGTATATTTTCCGCCGGCTAGGGAGGAAGAACCAATTTATGTTGCAAAAAAAGAAATACCAATATTAATTGAGACAGACTCACCACCACCAATAATTTTAACTCCACAATTAGAAACACCAGTTCCTGCTGTTGAGATACCATTGCCGGTGGTTGAAGTTCCAAAACCATCAAGTGATACTCCAATTGTTATTACAACAAATCCAAAAAGAGCAATGGGTGGTGATGAAGAACCTGTAAAATATATGAGTGGGGGTTCTTCGGTAAAAACAAGAACAGTAGAATATGAAAATCCTTCTGGTGAAGTAGTTATTGAAGAAATAAGAACAACAAATGATTTATAAAAAATTATAATGATAGAAAAGGAATTCAATAGTTATCTCTTAGATGATGCAGTACCATTTAGAAACGGTGTTTCTTTTGGTGGCGGATCTGGATTTGCCGGCCCAAGTGTGGTGGGTGGAGATAACTATAATTTTACCGGAGTAGCTGTACCATATACAACCGATACTGTTATCACATCACCAAAAGGAGAATCAACTAATTTAGGATACCTTCCAATTACAGAGCAAAGTGGTACGGCAACATCTGATATTTTTTATAGATTTAGAGTTTCATCTAATATTGAAGGAGCTTCTGTATTTTTTAATAAAGAAAATACATTTCAAACAACGCCACATACATTTTCTAAAAAAATAAGTGAAATTTTAGTAAACCCTATTGAAGTTACATTAGAAAAATTAGGTTATACATCAAAAGAAAAATTTGTAATTACAGTTGTTGAAAATCCAAATTTTAATTTAAATTTAAATATAAATCCGTTTGATAGTTTATTTGGATATGCAAATAGAGGAATTATTGATATATCAAACTCAAATATTGCATACTCTAATACACCATTATGGACAGTTAAGATTTTATATTATAGTGATGAAAATACTATTGAAGAATATCCATATAATATAGATTCGTTATTAAAAATATTAGAATTTACAAAAGTAACAAAAGAAATACCAAAAGATACACCACCAATTGATACTCCGCCGGTGGATAATTTTGTAAATGTTAAAATAAATTTAAAAGGTATAGATGGTTCTGCTGAAATAGCACCATCTGGGATATCAATTAGAAGAACGCCATTAAATTTATCAGTTGGTACAAATGAATTATCATTAGATACTAATACAACATATATTTTAAAGGCAACAAATAGAACATATAGGATTTCTTCTTTACAATACATTTCTACAATTAATAATTTTAATGAAGATAAAACTGCATTACCAACAGAAAGTTTAAGTTTAACGTATTCACCTGCAGCTGGAGATATTATAAATTTAGTTGTAGAAGAAGTGCCTGTTGTACAATTAGATGATTTTGCAAAATTAGAATTTATTAATTCGGAAACAAGCAGAGAGTATAATATAAATTCTAATTCAGATATACCAATTGGATTAAGAAAACTTACAACTGTTTCTAATTTAAAAGTTTATATAAATGAAAAAGAAATAGAGTTCAATGTACCACAAACAAATGAATTTATAATTTCTATACCATCTAACAATTTTACTAGATTAGGAGCATATAAGGTTTTACTTTTACCATCTAATACAAGAGGAGATGGTGAGTTTTTAGAATTAACAATTAATGTTGTTGATGAATTTTATGTTGGTGTTCCTGATATAAGAAATATAACATATCCATCTGAATTATTTGGACCTGATTATGTAGGTACAAATGTTGATTTTTCAATATCATACGATTCGGTAAATACTGATTATGTAAGAATTTATAAAGTAGGAACTGATAAATTTATAAAAGCTGCACCTAGTGGAAAAATTGATTTAAATTTTGAACAACTTTTATTACTAGATGGTTCATCAAATTTTGATGATGTAGATAAAATATCTGTTGTTTTAAAATTAGTACCTTATAATGAAGAAGGAAACGAAGTAGTAACTGGAAAAGAAGAAATAATTACTATTAAGTTTGATAAAGGTGATTTAACAATACCTAGAGATTTAGCTATCAATAGAATTATTGAAGGATTTATTAATCAATTTAATGATAGTGTATTTAACATAGATACATCTAAATATTTAACTCACTTATTACATTTAGGTGGAGGTGATAATAAAGTAATTACTACTTGGACAGGACATAAAGGTTCTTTAATTTTAAAACTATACGAACCATTACCAACCTCGGTACAACCAAACCAACAAGTTTGGATTTCAAAATTACAAGCAAATCCTATTGTAGAAACAATCACAATAAGTGGCGTTGATACTTCTTATTGCCCACCATTAAAAGGACCTAATTTTTCATTAGAGCCTGATAATGGGATTGGATTTAAAGTTTTTGATGAATTAATAGCAAGCGGTTCTAATACATCCGCAGAATTAATTAATAAATTCGCAGAACAAAACACAATTGATACAGAAAAATTAAACATTCAATATGTAAGTGGTTCTGATTATGTGTGGGATAACTATGTACACTTTGGTTCGGCTGAAGAAAGAGTTAATAATTTCTTTTATAAATTAAAAGTTTTAGAAAATTTAACAATAAAATATAAAACTCTTTATGCAGAAACTTTTACACCACCTTATGAATATTTGCAAGCTGCATTATTGACTGAAGATGTTGGTGGCGCTGGTACTCCCGAAATAGATGGTAATGAAGAAATACAAACTGAAGATGCATTATATTCATTAAATTGGGAAGTTTATTTACAGCAAGGATTATCACAAACTGAAGAACTGGAATCCTTAGCTAATAAAATTAATAATTTAATAAAAAGTTTCGATGGATTTGAAAAATGGCTATACAAAACAGAGCATTATTTAGCATTTCCAAAAGAAAATTATATAGCACCAAACGGAGTTGTTTTTAGAGTTGTTAGAGGATGGCAAACTTCTCAAGCTCAAAGTTGGCTAGATTTTGCTTCAAACTCTGGAGCAATTTATGATGTGGATAATCCACACTCTATGAAAAACAATATGCCTGAACATATTATCGAAGACTATCAAAATGCAGAATTTTTGTTATTCTTAGATATGGTTGGTCAACACTTTGATATATTGTGGTGTTATATAAACGCATTAAAAGCAAATAAAAATTTAGAACATAAGCAAGATGTTGGTATATCAAATGCTATGGTATATCAAATGTTGGATTCGTTGGGTTGGAAAGGTAAAAGAGCATTTGATTCTCAATTTTTGTGGGAATATGTTTTAGGAACATCAAAAGAAGGTGGTTATAAATATGGAAGAAGTTTAGAGGATGCCAATAACGAAGTGTGGAGAAGAATTTTAAATAACTTACCATATTTGTTAAAACATAAAGGTACAGCAAGAGCAATGAAAGCTGTAATGGCTTGTTATGGTGTACCACAATCCATGTTAACGATTATGGAATTTGGTGGACCGCAAGACCCAACTAAAGGTGCATCATCTCAATTTACATTTGATGATAGAACAGCAGCAATTTATTTAAAAGATGATGCAAATGTAAAAATACCTTGGAAAACTATTACTGGCTTTGGAGATTACCCAAATGCAGTTGAATTTAGAATTAAACCAACATATACACCAAATCCAATATACACTCTAATATCAGGTAGTGAGTGGAGTTTGGATTTAGTAAAAACTACCGGTTCATTTGCTAAATTAGAATTAAACTTTGGTGGTGATAAATCAACAAGTACATACTTTGATGAACCATTTGTAAGTGGTTCTCCATTTGTTTCAACTGTTTATATTGAATATATAAATGATGAACCTTATGCATATGGACCTGATTATAAAACTGGAAGTTTACATTTTCCTGTTTCAACTGAATACTATTCAAATGTTTTAATTAATAGACATAATAATCCAGATTCCTCTTCGTGGTTTGAAGTATTATATGCAACTACAAATGGTACAAGAATTACAACATTTGTTAGTATGTCTTTACAAACAGATGATACCGAATGGGAAACTGGTTCATTCTTACAAATTGGTGGAAATAACTATGAAGGTAATGTGGATGAATTCCGTTTATGGAAAACACCATTGTTAAGAAGTAAATTTGAAAACCATACATTATTTCCAGACGCAATAAATGGAAACTCATATACAGCATCGACCGCTGATTTAGTATTCCGTTTAGATTTTGAATATCCAAAAGATAGAACATCTGATATTGGTATTAAAAACGTATCTATAAATACAAGCTATGATGTTAAGTTCGCATCAGCAAGTATGATGTATTCTGCATCAACATATCCATATCAATATACACCATACGATAGAACTGTAACAGCAACAGTTCCATCTTTAGGATTTACATATTCAAATAAAATTCGTTTTGAATCCGCATCATTAGTAACTGACCTTTCTTATAAAACAAGAGCAACTAAAAAATCTTTTGACCAAGCCCCTATTGATTCATCTCGTTTAGGATTATTTTTCTCTCCAATTAAGGAGTTGAATATGGATATATTAAAAGCGTTTGGTGATTTTAATATTGATAACTATATAGGTGACCCATCGGATGATTATAGAGATAGATATAAAACTTTAGATGATTTAAGAAGTTACTATTTTGAAAGACTTGAAAACAGAGACATTTACGAATATATTAGATTAATAAAATACATTGATAAATCTTTATTTGAAGTTCTTGCTGATTTAGCACCAGCTAGAGCAAAAATATCTAAAGGTTTATTAATTGAACCTCACTATTTGGAAAGAAGTAAAACTAAATGGAGTAAACCGGAATCTTTAAGAAATGACTACGAAACAAAAATAAATACAGCAGATGATAATCAAATTGAATTAGAATATTCAGTAAAGAATGCTTTTATTAATAATGAAGAAGTAACATCATTTTTAGTTGATTTACCAAATTATGATACATCGGTTGATGCAAATAATATAGTAATCTTAGAAAGTACAAATCCAACCTATGATTCTAAAATAAATTATAGTTTTGATAATTTAATTGAAACTGCATATCCTACATATCCAAATACAGGCTCAATTAATATTACATTCCCATTGGGTGAAACATTGTTGGGAAGTGTGGATGTATTTACTTCTACACAAATTGGAATGGAAAAAGATTCTTTAGCAAATGCGGGATTTGGTTTGTATGCAAAGAAAGGTAATGGTATTGTAAGAAATTGGGAAGGAGTGTTTGGAAATTGTCAACTTACGGGAAGTAGAAAATCTATATTCTTAGTAAAAGAGCAATATACAGAATTTGTTAATGAGCAAATATCTGGATATCCTGTTTCTGGATACCAACCGGGAGACCAAGTAAAATATAAAAAACAACCTGTTACAAAATACAAATATAGAGTGTCAACTTTACCTTTTAGTGGAAGTGTTCAAATAGGAAATGATGTAGTTGAGGTACAATCAGTAAATGGTTACTTACCATCTCACTATAAATTTAAAAATAATTTGGCAGAAGGTATGATACGTTCATTTTGGAAAGGTTCGCAGCAAACAGCAGCAACAACGCCGGACGGATTATCTCCAGTAGAAACATTTACAACAAATCCTAACATTCTTAGAGTGGCTAAGACTGGTAGAGGTAGTGGTGAACCAATACTTGAAGTTGATTAAGATTGAAAATACTAAATGGTTATATTTATTTTAGAAATAAAGCATTAAAAAACAATATCAAATGGCATATTTAGATAATACCGAAATTACCGTAGATGCAATCCTTACCAAAAAAGGTAGACAAAAACTAGCATCCGGTCAATCTCTTAACATCACCAAATTCGCTTTGGGAGATGACGAAATTGATTATACACTTTACGAACCAGCTCACCCAAAGGGTTCAGCTTATTACGATTCAGCAATTAGAGCTATTCCTGTAACTGAAGCATCACCTGATGAAACTCAAGTATTGAGATATAAATTGGTGACTCTTCCAAAAGGAACTACACAAATTCCAACCGTAAGATTGGGATATCCTCAAATAGCTGTAAATCAAAACGAAGGTGTTGTTCCATTAACACCAACAACTACACCAACTGGTAACTCAAGTGCTGGTTACACTGTAGTATTAGCAGACCAAAGAGCAGGAACAATTGTTGCAACAGAAGGAGCAACAGCTGGAAACGGAACTGTGCCTGTATTCTTAGGAGAAGAAATTACAACAACTGCACAAGTTGTAAGTGGTAAGAGATTTAACTTTACTCCTAATCCAAACTTAACAATTGATATTGCAACAACTATTACTGTTTATGGAAATGAAACTGGAGGTTCTCAAACAATCCCTGTAACAGTAACTTATAAAGCATAAAATAGATATATAAAATGGCATTAATTACAGATCCAAACATAACCGCCCAAATTAGGGATTTAGCTAATACGGGTACAATTGATTCAAACCAATTAGTAACACTTCTTAATAGTGTGCTACCAGCTGGTCAGCAAATCGCAACTAATGCCGGTTTTACAACTGGTGTGTACAAAAGATTTGGTGACTTTGATAAAGTAAACGCTAAAGTAGAAGTTGTAACAACTGGTTTGTGGACTGGTGATTCTGGTTCACTTAATCAATTCTACACTGCTTCCTCACAAACATTAGGAACAAGTGGATATTATTATACAAACATTTACGATTATAACCCGATAGCATACGCCGATACAGCAGAAATTCAATATGCTATTGCATATGGGCATGTTAATGGTAGCGGTTCTATGAATTTAGCAGATAATGATAATGCATTGTTAGCAACAAAAGCAACATACGCTCAATATCGTTCAATGTTATTAGACCCAACCGATACAAAGTTTTCATTTGAAAATTCTTCTGGTATTTCAACCGATGCTAACGGAATCTATGTTATTAACGTAGCAAGAGGTAGATTTAGAGAAAAAATGGATGCCGGTAACTGGTCTCTTAAATTACAGGGTTCAAATGGTAAATTTACTTTTATTGATAATAGTGGTAAAAAGTTTGGTGATGATTTAGGATTGAGTGGTAGAACATTCAAAGTTGTTTCTGGTTCTCTAAACTTAGGAACTGAAAGTGAAGCTACAATCAAAAACACAGCAGATACAGCAACAGATTTAGCAGTAGGAAAACCAGCAACAGGAGAAGGATATGGTTTATTCTATCCTGATAGAGGTATTATAGTATTGAACGCAAAAGCAATAGGTTCAGTTGTTGGTTCAATTGATGCATTCAGAGTTTATACAAAAGATGGTTCTTATTTACTAAGTGGAAGTTTAAGTGGTTCAATCAACCAAGATAGAGAGCAATTTAATCAATTTAGATTACACAAAGCAATAGAAGCAGGTGGTGATTTTGAAGCACGTAGAACCGAAAATATCTCTACTCAACATTTCTTTGTAAGAGCTACTAATAGAGAATTTAACTATTCAAATAATCCAACATATATTGATGCAGATGGTTTCTTTATTGAATCTACATTTGAAACTGACCCGCAAACTTATATTACAACAATCGGATTGTATAATGATGCAAATGAATTAATTGCAGTAGCAAAAACTTCTCAACCAATTGTAAAATCATTTGATAAAGAAGTATTAATAAAAGTTAAACTTTCATTCTAATAAAACTTAAACTTTAATATAGAAACCCCCGAAAGGGGGTTTTTCGTTTAAGAAATATTTATATAAAACACAAAATTAATGTTTAAGGAAATCCCAAAATCAGATATAATTAATAGACCTTTAAAGGTTTATAAAGAATGGACATTGGATGAAAACGATGTCTACCCTATATTTGGTAAAAACCCAAATAATACATTAATTGATATTGATAACGATGAAAAAAGTCAAGGATTCAATAAAAAAGTAATTTACGAATCTATCAAATCTCAATTTTACACAAATTCAGCTACTGCTTCTGTTTTGTTTGAAGTTGGTAGAAGAAAATCATATGCATCCACTAATGAAAGAGTTATAAATGATGATATTACTATATTTAGTATTCCTCAAAAATATTATGGTGAGGGTATAAAAAATGGTACTGTTGAATTGCAAGATGAACAAACTGGAAAAATTTATACTGATGATGGTTACTCTAATTTATTAGATTCTGGAAGTAATGTTGCTGGAAATATTTTTTACGATAGAGGTTTAATAGTAATGACAAGAGATATAGTTTCTCAATCTGTATTTTCTCAATTCACATTAAATTATCGTTCTACAAAAACCATATACGAAAATGAAGTATTTATTTCAGTATTGGAAAGTGAATTTAATGTTTCACAAAACCCATCTGCGGTTTATGAAGATGGGGGGAGTAAAAAAACTGAAATTATTCAAAGACCTGGTTCTACTAGAATAGGAGATTTAGTTACATCATCTTATTATGATGCCGGCGTTAAATGGATTAGAGATTCAAAATATCCATACCAATCTGTGGTAAATAAAGATATTTATGGTAGTTTTGATGATTATGAGTACAGTAGTTCTTTAGACCCAACTGGTTCTTATTTAGCACCATTTATTACCACAATTGGATTATATGATAATAATTTGGATATGATTGCTATCGCAAAATTACCACAACCTATAAAGTGTTTACCTGATTATCCATTAAATTTTATCATTCGTTTTGATACATAAGGTTATATTTATACTGGAAACTAATATTATATAAAATGGCAAGTATTTTAGAAATGTACGAAAAATCCCTTCCAAAAACTGGAAAGGCTGATACCAAAGGTGGAGATAAAACAAAAATTGAAGCTGATGGTGGTCTTAATTTATCTAAAGATGATAAAGCATTATTTAAAGCTAGAGGTGGTACATTAAATGAAAAGAAATACTCTGATAGTATTACAAAGAAATAATTAATGTCTTGGAAATTTAAGGGAAATAATGTTACAGAAGAAAACACTCCAGAGGGTGCGATAGGTTTTGTCTATAAGATTACACACATCCCTACTGGTAAAACCTATATTGGTAAAAAATCATTAAATCAAGTCCGCCGCCTAAAACCTCTAAAGGGAAAGGTTCGTAAAAGAGTAGTTCGTAAAGCATCCGATTGGGAGAAGTACTATTCATCAAACGAATGGATTAAAAACGAAATAAAAGAAGGTAGAGCTGAGGACTTTGAAAGAGAAATTATACAATTTTGCTTTTCTAAAAAATCATTGACTTATTGGGAAGTTTGGTGGCAGTTTAAGATGGAAGTCTTATCTGACCCTAATTCCTTAAACGAAAATATCTTAGGAAAATTCTTCCGAAAGGATATATATTAATAAACACACGTTATGACACTTACTGAAATTTGTAAAAAATATGGCATTTCAGATGCATATTTAAACTCAAAAGATGATGCACATTCTATTGCAGCTGCATCACTAATAGACCTTAAAGGTATGGTATTATCGGATAAACCTAGACAAGAAATTGCAAATAAACTTCAATTTTTGGCAGATTTCTTATCCGATGTTAAAAATTCAAATTGGGGCTAAAATAATTTGGATATATCCGAAAAATGTTGTATATTTACGTAGTTTTTGTGGATATAATCTAAAATATGCTATCGGGTAGAAACAAATTAAAAATAATCACCATATTAGACTCGGCATTAGGAGTGGGTTCATCCTTAAAGGGAAATGAGCAGGCACACCATTGTCCGTTTTGTAACCACCACAAAAAGAAGTTGCAAGTAAACTTAGATACTCAAAGATGGCATTGTTGGGTATGTGATTCTAAGGGTAGAAGTATAAGTTCACTTCTTCGTAAATTAAATGTAGACCTTAGGGATATAGCAGTTGTAAAGGATGTATATGGTGACGAACCTGAATACGATTCCAAAGAGGAATATGTAGCCAAATTACAACTACCAAAAGAATTTAAACAACTATACTTCAAACCAAAGGGTATCAATCCTTCATATAATCAAGCTATACACTATTTAAATAAAAGGGGTATCACTAAAGCTGATATTGTAAAGTATAACATCGGATATTGTGAAGATGGACTTTATGGTGGCAGAGTTATTATACCTTCTTACGATGATAATGGTGACCTTAATTACTTTGTAGCTCGTTCATTCTATGAAGATGATAAAATGAAGTATAAGAACCCACCAATTAGCAGAGATGTAATTGTATTTGAGAATATGATTAATTGGAACGAACCAATTACCCTCGTTGAAGGTGTATTTGATTCATTCTCGGTAAAGAGAAATGTAATTCCGTTATTAGGCAAGTTCTTGCTAAGTAAATTAAAGAATAAAATATTAGAGAAAGGTGTTAAGGATGTAACGATTATGTTAGATTCTGATGCCGTTGAAGATTCCACTAAACATACTGATTGGTTTATGAAGAATGGTATAAGAGTTCGTAATATCATTCCAACCGATAAAGATGCTGGTGAGATGGGTTTTCAAAAAGTAAATGAAATTTTAAAAGATGCCAAAGAAACTTCGTGGGAAGACTTGATGATGGCAAAACTAAATAATATATGAATTTAAAAAGAATTTATCATATAGCGGATATACACATCCGTAACGTAAAGAGGCACAAAGAATTTAGAGGTGTATTTGAAAAGATGTTTGAAGAAATCCGTAGTAGAGGTACGGAAGATTCAATCATTTATTTGGCAGGCGATATTGCACATGCTAAATTAGAAATGTCACCTGAATTGGTGAAAGAGATTAGTTGGTTGTTTACCGAATGTACAAAACACTGTCCTACAATCCTAATCGCTGGTAATCACGATTGTAATATGAATAACTCTGACCGTTTGGATGTATTAACTCCAATCGTAGAGGCTTTGAATTTAGAAAACTTCCACTATCTAAAAGATACACAAACATTTTGGTTAGATGGAGTAGCATTTTCAGTATTTAGTATTTTTGATAATAAAGATAATTGGATAATGGCTGATGATTTCAGTCTTTCATCCGCACGATTAAAAGTTGCACTTTTCCACGGACCTGTTGACCATTCTCAAACTGATGTAGGATACGTTGTATCTTCTCGTCATTTCACAACCGATATGTTTGATGGTTTCCATTTAGCATTGTTAGGTGATATCCACAAAAGACAAGAACTAATCTCCCCTAAAGGTTGTAAGTGTGTTTACGCAGGTTCGTTGGTGCAACAAAACTTTGGAGAAACTTTAGATAAGCATGGTTTCTTAGTTTGGGATTTAGAAACATTAACATATGAAGAAGTTGATATTAAAAATGATTATGGGTACTACACTATGGATATTATCGGAGGAGTTGTACCTGACGTTACTGATTTACCTTTGTATCCAAGGCTTAGGGTAAGATTCTCTAATACCGATGCGGTTGATACTAAGAAAGCAATCACCGAAATCAAAGTGAAGTATGGTGTTGAGGACTTTACAACAATTCGTACTGATTCATTGGCAAAGAAAAAGACCGGTGATAGAGATAATCAATTAGAGTTAGAAGATATTACGGATATAACCTACCAAAACTCCTTAATAACGGATTACATAGGAAGGATGATGCCATTTGTGACTGATGAAGAAATCCAAGGCATACAATCCCTTAACAAAGAGATAAACGGAAGGATAGAATTAGATGAACTGACAAGAAACGTAAAATGGAAGCCGGTAAGATTTGAATTCTCTAATATGTTCTCATATGGTGAAGATAATGTAATTAACTTCAGCAAAGTAAACGGACTGATGGGATTATTCGCACCAAACGCAGCAGGTAAATCATCTTTGTTTGACGCAATATCATTCTGCCTGTTCGATAAGTGTAGTAGAGCCTATAAGGCATCTCACATTATGAACAATAGAAAGGCTGACTTCCATTGCCAATTAGATTTTGAAGTAGAAGGTGTACAATACTTCATCCGTAGGGAAGCACGTACTATTAATAAGGGAAAGAACGTAAAGGTAGATGTACAATTTTGGAGAGTGGTAGATGGGGTAACGGAATCCTTAAACGGAACGGAACGTAGAGATACAAACCAAGTCATTGAAGGATATGTGGGAAGGTATGAAGATTTCGTTATGACTGCACTAAGTTTGCAAGGTAACAATGCTCTATTCATTGATAAATCACAATCGGAAAGGAAGGACTTACTTGCACAATTTATGGGATTGGACATATTTGATAAGCTGTATGAGGCTGCATCAAATGAGATTAAGGAAGTGGCCGTACTAATCAGAAATTTCAAAAGGACGGATTTTACGACTGAATTAGCCCAAAAAGAGACCGACTTAAAAGAAACCAAAAAAGAGTTATCCGACTTGGAATCCCAATCTAAAACTTTAAACAAAGATAAAGAAGGAATTCAAAACGGAATATCTGATTTAAAGGAATCCCTAACACCAATTGATACTAAGTTAGATATCAAAGCATTGGGTGTTTCTAAGAGCACTATTGAATCCAAAATCCAAACCAATGAAACTGATAAGGAAAGTAAAAGAAGCAAAATAAACGAATATGGTGAGTTATTAGGAGAGGTATCCCAATCAATCAACCAACATGCAGTAGTAAACGGAATGGATATTGATGATGCTAAAAAAGAATGGGATTTGGCTAAGGGTAAGATAGCAGATATACAAACGCAAATAGATAAATTGGAATCTCAATACGAATCTAATTTAGAGAAACTTAAACATTTGGAACAACATGAGTATGACCCAAATTGTCAGTTTTGTATGAACAATGTATTTGTTAAGGATGCTATTGCAACTAAAGAAATTGTTAAAACACAAGAATCTCAATTAGAAGTTCTTAATTTATCACACCAAATGTTAATTAAGAGTACTGAACCATATTCAGAAGTAGATGATGTTTGGACTAAGTTGGTAGAACTTCGTAACAAATATCATAAAGGGGTTGTGGTTAGAGAAAAGGCTGAAGCGGAATTGGGAACATTGGAAACTCAAAAGCAGTTACTCCAAAATCAATTAGATACTACTGAAGCTGATATAGCAAAGTACTATGAAAGTGAAGCAACTATCCAAAAGAATATAGAAATAAACAACCAAATCAAATTATTAGAGTTTGATAAAAAAGAAGTTGATAAAAAGATTACGGAATTAAACAAAAAGATTACGGCATCTACAATGAAGATAGGTTCTATTCAGGCTTTCATTGATTCTACAAAGAAACAAATGGAAGAAGTTAAGGAATTGGAATCTAAAAGTAACCTTTACACTTACTACTTAGATGCGGTAAAGAAGGATGGTGTTCCTTATGAATTAATTTCTAAAGCAATGCCGGTTATTGAGAACGAAGTGAATAATATCTTAGCACAGGTTGTGGATTTCTCTCTTTTAATGGATACGGATGGAAAGAACATTAATGCTAAAATCGTTTATGAAGACCAGGAGTGGACTCTAGAGATGTGTAGTGGTATGGAGAAGTTCATATCGGGACTAGCGATTAGAGTGGCTCTAATTAACATATGCGGACTTCCTAGACCTAACTTCTTAGTAATAGATGAAGGATTCGGAACTTTAGATGCAGATAACTTATCTTCTCTCTTTATGATGATGCAATATCTAAAAACTCAATTTGATTTTATTTGGGTAATTTCTCACTTGGAACAAATGAGAGATATTGTGGATGGATTGATTGAGATTAAGAAAGAGCACGGATTCTCTAAGATTAAGTTTTAGAATTAACTGGTAATATATTTTTTGGTGGAATCTTTTTAACGGATTCCACTTTTTCTTTTATAAGGGTTTCCACAAGCCCATTTATTTTATATCCTTTCTCTTTACAAAAATCCTTTAATAATTGATGTATTTCGGCATCAATTTGTATCATTGCGTATTTTTTCATATAGTTCTTTAGTTTTCTTTAGAATTCTATATATAATTATTGAGATAAAAAATAATCTCAATATTTATTTTATATAATCAAATAACTTAATGGCGATAATAAAAAAATACCCAGAAGTTTTAACACAAAATTTAACTTTATTTCAGACATACATTACTGATACGGATGTAAATTCTAAGTATTTTAGAGTTACCGAGTTTAAAGATATTTTCACTGGAGGTAAAAATGGATTCTTAATAGAGGGTTCTGAACACTTAAAAGAATCAACTGAAATTAAAATTGAAATTTTAGATGTAAACGGAAATCCAGTTTATTATGAACCCGGTAATGGTATACCTGAATATTATGAAGGTGTATCAAAATTAATTGCTGTTTATGTTTATGAAGATACTCCAATTGGAAATGCTAAAATTACAATTTTAGGTGAGTTAAAAACATATGTTGATGAAAATGGAATATTACAGCAAATACCAGAAGAATGGAAAAATGTTTATAACCTAAAGTGGGAAAGAGAATTTACAATTAATAGATTATTAGCAAACGAAGATAGAGTAAGATTTTATAGAAGACCGGAAATTTCAATTAACGAAATTGTAAAACCAATTTTTAGTAACATAGTAACACCTATTATTCAAAAAGGTTTTGCGGTAGGAACTGCACAAACTCCTACAATTGGTACAAAACTTTCAGATTATACTTTACCAACATCTTATTTAGTAACAACAACAGATAATAGTGCTTGGACTGGATCTGTAGCTGGAACATATGTGGAGTTTACTGATTTAGGTGTATCATTATTAGCTGATGATGTTGTAAATAAAACAAATTTAAGAGTAGCTTCACCCTATGCTCCAAATGGAGTTGTATCGGATTTTGATAATACAAGATATACAGCATCTTTTAATTATGTAGAAGGTGTTGATAATTTAAAAACGGCTTTAACAGGTTCTTTTGCAAAAATTACAATAAGCGATTTAGAAACATTTGTTGGTGATGTTGCTAGAGTAAAAATTTATAGAAAATCTCAATCCGATTTAGCGGATTATCAATTCATTCAAGAAATTCAATTAGAATCAAATGAATTATTAAAAGATTTAGAGTCCACTACAAAGAACGAAGAATTTTATGGTATATTTGACCAATTTAATTTTAAAAATTATTGGATAACATCATCAAATGATTTACAAACATCATTTAATCAAACATTCTTATTTAATTCGGTTAAATTAGATGGTAATGGTGCAAATGCATATAATTTCTTTACATCCAAATCAATTGATGTAACACAAAATACGGAATATACTTTAACTTTTAATACAAGACTTACACAAAATTTATCTAAAGCAAACTATATTAAATTTTTTATAAGTGGCTCTAGAACATCAAATAATGTAACAACAGGAGTATCTCAAAATATTTTAACAGTAACATCTGATAATAGTTTATTGCAAAAATCGCAAATAACAGCTAATTTTCAATCTGAACAAATTGATAATGCAAAATTATATGTTGAAGTAAAAGGGTTAGGATGGCATTTATCAGATGTGAGTTTAAGAGCATCTCAAGAAAGTTCATTCTCACCAAACGAAATATCTTTTGTACAACCAATACCAAGAACTTTACCAAGAGAAACATTTGATTTTAGATTTCAATTTTATGATATAAACAATAATTACATTCCTGTTCTTGTTGAAGAAAGTAAAACATTTGATGGTGGTAATTTAAATGTAATTAATAAAGATTTACAACTAATACCATCTTCATTATATTTTCAATTTGATTCTGGTTCTGGATTTGGTAATCCAGTTCCACCAACAACAATATTCATTGATATTGTAAAAAGTTATTTAACAGGTTCAGTAAACTTTACATCACGTTCTTTTGACTTTTTTAATAATGAATTATCACAATCTCAATATACGCCTGGTCAATTTCCCGGACTATTATTAGATAGAGAATTGGATACGGTAAGATTAACGGTAGAAAACTTTACAGGTTCAAGAGAAGATATACCTGTTCAATTTATTGAATTTACTGGAGAATGTGAAGGTGTAACCGATACTATTGTTATTACAAGAGTTGTTGATGGTAAAGGTGGTGTGAATTTTGAAATTAGACCTTATAGAGGAACAACAATACGAAACAATGACCCATCCGGTTCGCTAGAGGTACAGGCAATTCGTATAGATGGTATTAATGAAATTAATTTAAGAGCAGGATTACCATCTGGTCGTTCTTTGGTTCAAATGCACGTTTTGTCTGGTTCTAAATATCTTTTGTTAAGTGAAGCATCGGCTAGTGGTTTTTTAAAAGGAGTTTATCCGGGTGTGAGTGGTTCTAAAGAATTAAATTACAACGCTACATTTAATAGAGATTCAATAGATGGTCAGAGAACAATTTATTTAATACCATCTAGTTCAATAAATTACTCAGCTTCTATTTTAACAACGTTGACACTTACTGATTTGTTAGATGGATTGGATGCGGGTGTATTTGTTTATGATAATGATACATTTACAATTAATCCAAGATTATCAAATACATTTACACCACCATCAGCATCAGCAACTGCATCATTTTATAGAAGGGGTACAAATTTATATCCAATATCAGCATCAGTATTTGTATTCCCATCAATGTCAATTAATAAGGATTTTGTTCCTGAATATTGGATGTATTATTATACATCAAGTGTAAATGCGGATATTAGTGTTGTAGCAACTGATGATAATAATTTTATAATACCATCATTACCTTTGGGTTCATATGTACGTTCTCCATTATCACAAAGTAAAACACTTACGGTAACGGCAACTTATTTAGAACCATACTCATCTGAGTCAGTAAACGTAACAAAAGTATTTAGTATTGTACCAGAAGGTAAACCTGGTGATGAAACAATTATTTATGAAGTTAGTCCTGCGGTAGTAAACCTTAATGCTAACTCAAGAGGTATAGTAACAAGTTATTCTGCATCAATTACTGATATAAAAATTAAGCAAGGTTCAAGATACCTTTCGTTTACATCAAGTAGAGTAGCGGGTACTTTCTGGGTAGCGCAATCATCAATTACAGGAAGTTCTATAACTCCCGGTACAGTTTTAAATTCACTTTCACCAATTGGATTTAATGCAGATAATACTGGTTCATTAAGAATTGGACCAGCATCAGATATGACTCAGTTGAGTGGAAGTGTTACATATAATTTAGAGATACAACCATATTATACATCTTCTGTTTATACGGGTAGTTTTGTACAACAATATAATAAAACTTTAGAAGGTGCGCCACCAATTCAAATTGTAATATCACCTACATCAGTTGCGATACCTGCGGATGAAGTTGGTTATATTTCAACTTATACAAACGCCAATACTACAATAACAGTAAAAGAAGGTGATGATTTTCTTACTTTCACAACTCGCTCAGTAGCACCAGGAACTTGGAGAATAAATTCTGTTGAAACACGAAATAGTGGAATTTGGAATATAAGAACAGGTTCATTATCATCATCTTCATTGAGTACAGCTACATTAAATTTCAATAGATTTGATTATCCTTATGTATCCGGAAGTGCAGTTTATACTATTCAAGTATATCCATTTGCATTGGGTGCTGGGCATTTATACACATCATCAATATATCAAAGAACTCAAACATTTACTAAAAACGTTGCGCCACCAAACGCTAGAAATGTAGATTTAAAAGCAACTTATGAAACTGTAAACTTTGATAGAGATGGTGTTGTAACGGCTCCATTGGACCCAATTACATTAACAGCAACAGCAACAAATACAACTGGAGCAGTTTGGTTTCAGTTTTTTAAAGATGATATTGATTATTCTGGTATTGTGGGAGAAGATGCTCCAAATTCTAAATACGCAACATTAGAAGTTGGTGGTGGTGATATTACTGGGCCGGGTGAAAATTCAACTTGGACTGTAAGAATTAGGGATGGTAATAATGCATCAACCGCACCAATACGAGCACAATCATCACTTACAATAGTTGGTGTAAAAGCTGGAGCAGATGCTTACAAATTATCTGCTACAAATGAAAACTGCTCAATTACTGGAGATTTATGGGATAAAACTTTAACTGGAACTGGTATAAAAATAACCACATTTAAAGGAATTAATCAATTAAATAATACATCATCTTATGTACCTTCTCAAGAAGTTTATGATTATTTAGGTAATTTTATCGGTAATTTAGGGTTCTCATCAGCATCAATATTTTCAAAACCGGGCTTCGTAACAATGTCTGGTGCAGTTGGTTCTCCAATTGGTGAAACTAAATTTCCACCATCCAACCCAGCAACAATTGGTGATTTATATGATTGGGATGGCTGGGCAACTAATACTTCTGCACAAATTGTTTATAAAGTTGATTATGAAAAAGCAAGACAAATTGATTTTGTAACACAATCAATATCTGTTCAGTTTACACCACCCGCTCCGTATGATGTAAAAATGCAAAATGAAAACTCATCAATTGTATATAGAGTTTCTGGTGAGTTAGAATTTGGAAGTACATCTAATATAATAAGAGTTTATAGAGGTAATCAAGAATTAACACATAGACCTACTGGGTGGGGGACTACACAAAGAGATGCTTATGGAAATTGGGGATATAAAAATCAATGTCAAGTTGAAATTTATTCAAAATCATCTCATATAACTTTAGGTGGTGCATTAGCACCAAACTCATTAGTTCCGGGCAATCCGGCAACATTCCCTGGTATTGTTGGATGGACAGATCCTGATAGTAATCCAACAGCAGAAATTGTTTATGAAATTAATTGTGAAGGAAGACAACTTTTATATAAAACACAATCTTTATCAATTCAATTTGAAGGCGCTGTAGGGCCTGGTATTGTAATGAGAGGTGAGTGGAGTAATCAAACTGATTATATTGGACAAGTTGAAACAACAAATAATCGTAGAGATGCTGTAATTTATAACGCAGTTCCTGGTACTACAAATTACTACGCAGCAGTTAGTGGTTCGGGTCCAAACACATATGTAAATCCAACAACATCCACATTTTATGTTGGTGCATCTCCTCCTGGCGGATTTAATTTAATTGGAGCAAAGCAGCCTGATACACAACCTGATTTTTGGGAATTTTTAGGACAAGAAGAATTTTTCGTAGCAGCTAAGATTGCAATATTTGAAGAATCTTATGTTAAGAATACGATTAACGTTGGTACTGTAAATGGTACTGGTGCATTTGCAAACATTGTAATTGCTGGTGGTAGAACTGACCCATATATTGCTATTGGACAAAATGCAACGGTTGGTACATCTGGTACTGCTGGTACAACTTTAAATCCCGGTGGAAATTATACTACTGGGCAGGCTGTTATTGGTTATGCTAGACCGGGTATATTCTTAGGAATTTATGAACAACCAATTGGGTCTGGTGGTACTACTGGTAGATTCTCTATTGTAAATGGCGCACAAGATAGATACCTAAAATGGAATGGTAGTGGATTGGAAATTGCAGGAGATATAACAGTAACGGGCGGTAATGCAGCAACGCAAAATGCAGTTAGTGGTTCGGTTGCTTCTGGTTCGGCAACATCAATAGGTGTGGCAGCTGTACAAACGGCAGTAGCTGTAAATGCATTAAGTGGTTCATTGGGTGCTATGGCAGCTATTAATTCTATTAATAGTGGTAATGCTACAACATTTATTGGACCTGGTGTTATTGTTGCAAATATGTTTGCTGGTACTGCTATTCAATCTACAAATTATGTAGCAGGTTCGCATCCATATTTTTCATCGGTTGGTACTTTTATTAATTTAGCTGGAAGTTCAATTAGAACGCAAGGATTTGCAGTAGATTCATCTGGTAATGCATATTTTAGGGGAAATATTAATGGAGCGAGTGGTATATTTAGAGATTCGGTTCAAGTTGGAACGGGTAGTGCTGGTGTGGCTTTATTGCTTGATGCAAATGGTACAGGAAGTTTAGTTGGACCTAACTTTGCACTAAGACACACAGGTCTTTCTGTTACCGATGTAACAATGTCTGGTAAAGTATTTGCAACTGCTGGAGAAATTGGAAACTGGGAAGTTGATGAAAACCAAAATTTAAAAGATAATGGAAATCGAATATTTTTAAATCCAAACTTACCGGGTATTGAGTTAAAAACAGCAGGAGTTACTCAATTAAAAATAAACGCAGGTACGCTAACAAATTTAGCAGGAGGTACATTAAATATAAGTTCAGTATCTTTTTCTGATTCTGATAACTTTACCTCAGGTGTAACTTTGAATGAGGTATATGAAATTTCTGCTGGTACATTTACAGTTACGGGTGGTACATATTTTGATTCTGTTGTGACATATCCATCTTTTTATGATTTTATTTATTCAAATAACAGAACAGGATATGTAAACGCATATTGGGGATATCATATATATAAAGTTTCTGATAGTTCTTTAGTTGCAACGGGTTATATAGCTAGTACTTATTGGAATGGTGGTGTTGGTGAATATTCATCCACAATTAATGGATATAGTGGTAATTTTAGTTTTACCGCACCAGAAGAAGCATCAACTCAATATGAACTAAAATGGTTTATAGAAGTAGAAGGTTATCAATACCTAACTGGAGGTGGTTTTGGTGGTGATACGTTTAACGTATATTTTTATATAAACACACCAGCAATAGGAGCTTCAAAAAATATTGATGTTACGGAACTTACAAATGATGGTATTCAAATCGCAACATCACAAACGAGATATATTAAATTAGAAAGAAATTCTGCTTTACCTATTTTATCAGGGCAAGGCAGGATTACTTTAGTTGGTGATGGTACAAATTCAATTTTAGGATTAAGTGGCACAACTGGTGGAACTGCTATTGATATAGCAGCTAGTACTGGTAAAATTGCTATGAATGGCAATAATATTGAATTGGGTAGTGGAGCTATAAATTGGAATCCTGGAGGTAATTCTGGTATAATAACAACTTATGTTGATGGTGGAGTTAGACCTGCAATTATATTAAATAATGTTGGTAGTCCTGGTGGAGGTACGATTAGAGGTATGGAAATATCACTATCTACTTGGAGAGTTGGTAGAAATACATCTGCAAGAAGATTTAAAGAAGAAATAGAAGATTGGCAACATCCATCTATATTAGATGCTGTAAATAACGTACCAATAAGGACTTATTATTGGAAAATTGATAAAGATGCAGAAAAAAGACCGCAACAAATAGGTATAATTGCTGAAGAATTGGAAGCAGGTGGATTGGAAGAATATGTAGACTATGATTGGTTTGAAGATCCTGATAATCCAGAAGGACCTAAAAAATGGATGACTTCTGGTATTGCTAAACAAGAATTAGTATTTGTATTATGGAAAGCTGTACAAGAATTATCACAAAAAGTCAAAGATTTAGAAAATAAATTGAATTCTTAAAGATTAGATATATATTTATATACAAACACAAAAGTTATGGAAAAGCAAGTTGAAAAATTAGAAGAATCTTTGATAGGTAAAATCAAAGAATTGAGACAAAAACAAACAGATTTAGTAGTAAACATAGGACAATTACATTTGGAATTAAAACAACTCCAAAGTGTAGTTGAAAATATGGAATCCGATTATTTTGAGGTAACAAACGAACTTAATGGTATTTTGAATGATTTGGAGAAAAAATACCCTGCTGGGGAAGTTGATTTACTAGATGGAACAGTTACCTATTAATATTTGGTAATCTCAAAAATATTTCGTATATTTGTTACAATTTATGGAAAAGAAAAAGTTACTTTATGTCTGTCCGCACCTATCTACTGGTGGACAACCGCAATATACATACAAACAAATTAAACATTTTATTAATGATTTTAATATCGAAGTTGTTGAAATAAACAACAGTGGTGGTAATGCGTTTGTAGTACAAAAAAATAGAATTAAAAAATTAGTATCGGTACATACATTGGGTGAAGATAAATCCGAAATACTTTCTATAATAAAAAATTTTCAGCCAGATATTATTCACTTCCAAGAGATTCCACAATTTGATTTAGCACCATTTATATTAGATAAAATATTTTCAAAAGATAGAGAGTATTTTATTTTAGCAAGTACGCATGGTTCTTTTACAAATCCAGAAGAAATTATTTATCAACCTGATAGATATGTGTTGGTATCTGAATGGAGTAAGAAAAAATTTGATGATGCAGATTTAGGTGTTGAAACTATGGTTTGGCAATACCCAATAGAAGATTATGTTTTTGACAAAGTTGAAGCACAAAAAAAATTAGGATTTGAATCTGATTGGAAGCATGTATTGATGGTAGGTTTGTTTTCACCGGGTAAAAATCAAGGTGAAATATTTGCAATAGCAAGACAATTGGAAAAATATAAAATTAAATTTCATTTTGTTGGAAACCAAGCTATGAATTATGAAAGTTATTGGGCACCCTTAATGGAATTTGTTCCTGATAATTGTGTAATTTGGGGTGAGAGAGATGATGTTGATACTTTTTATGAAGCATCTGACCTTTTTTATTTTAGTTCAAAATTAGAGTTAAATCCTCTTTCAATTAAAGAAGCACTATCTTATAAATTACATTGTATATTTCGAAAACTTCATACCTATTTAGATACCTATGATAATAATCCATTGGTAACTTATATTGATGATGATTTAAAACTTACAAAAAGAATTATATTAGAAAAATTAAATCCAAAATTTAATGAAATACCTGGTTGGTTTTCTTATGTAGATTTATATGATGAAGTTGTACAAAAAGTTCCACCTTTTGCAAATGTTGTTGAACTTGGTACATGGTTTGGTAAATCTACGAATTATTTAGCAGCAAAAATTAAAAATTCTAATAAAAAAATTAAGTTTACAACAATTGATACATTTAAAGGAACTGATAATGAAGATTTGCATCAAAATATTGTAGGAAGTTTTAATGGGGATATATTTTATGAATTTATAGATAATACTGTAATGTCAAACAATTACGATACATTTGATATTATAAAAGATACATCTAAAAATGCAGCAAATCAATTTTCAAATTGTAGTATAGATTTTATGATGATTGACGCAGGTCATACATACGAAGATGTTACAAATGATTTAAATATTTGGTACAATAAAATAAAACCAGGTGGTTATATTACTGGTGATGATTATGGTGGTACATATTTTCCTGGTGTTACTAGAGCAGCTGATGAATTCTTTTACAATCAAACTACTAAAGGATTTCGTTCCTATATAAGAAAGAAACCAAGAATTCAAATTAAGCATATGCTAACTCGACCTGATGATATGAGAGAAAAAGTTAGTATTCAATCAATAAAGCAATTACAAAAATATGGTATGGTGTATCAACCAATACATAACAAAGTTTATGAAGGATTTGCCCCAGCTGAAAATTGTAGAAGACCCGAACACATTAGTAAAGATAATAAGCCAGGTGAATTATATCCTGGCGCTGGATTGGGTTGGATAACCGGTAGACATTATGGGTGCTATATGGCACACAGAAATGCATTGGAATCAATTGATGATGAAAATTTTGATTATACATTGATTTTTGAAGCTGATGCATTTGTTTATACTGGTTTAGAAGAGTTTGTAAATATTATACATAAGGCATGCTTTTTATCTGAAAGAGATGATGTTTATTTTATTTCATTTGCTAACAACCCATCAAAAGGAAAAGAAAAAGTGGATGATTTATTTTCAAAAACCGCATACAATCAAGATCTTGCACACGCTTACTTAATACCAAACCGAACTAAAGGATGGTGGATGGATAGAATAAAAGATTGTGGATGGGATGTTGGTGACCTTTGGTATAATCATGTATTCTATAATCATCCCAAAAATAGATACACTACAAATAAAGAATATAGTAGACAAGCGGAAGGATTTTCATTATTAGATTTAACAGTTAAAACTTGGAGTTAATGATATACGATAATTTAAAAAAAAATAATAAAACTATTTTAGAAAAACAAAATAAAGTATATTATCATTTTGTTAGAGGTCCTTTTGTAGAAATTAAAGGACCTAAAACGGCAAAATATACTGTTGAGTTTATAGATAAAAAAACCAATGAAATAAAATACAAAACAACAATAAATAACAATTGTTGGTGTAAGTGTAGTATTGAATATTTTGTAGAATGGAAATTAAAAATTTATGAAAATGGAAAACTATGGCACGAATTTGATTATAATGCTACTGATAAAAAAGTTTATGTTGCATTAGATTCGAGAGCATTAGGAGATTCATTGGCATGGTTTCCATACTTAGATGAATTTAGAAAAAAACATAATTGTAAATTAATAGCATCTACATTTATGAATGACTTTTTTGCAAGTGAATATCCAGAGATAGAATTTATTAAGCCTGGAGATACTGCAGATAATTTATATGCTATGTATTGTATTGGTTTATTTTATAATGAAGACAATAGTATAAATCGTTTTAAAAATCCTATTGACCCTAAGTCAGTAACACTACAAAAAATGTGTTCTGATATTTTGGGATTAGATTTTAAAGAAATTAAACCAAAGTTAAAAAGAAAAAATCCAAAGTTAGAAAAAGAAAAACAAGTATGTATTGGTGTATTTGGTACAGCTCAATCTAAATTTTGGAACAATCCAACTGGATGGCAAGAAGTTGTTGATTGGTTAAATAGTAAAGGGTATGTTGTAAAATTATTATCTAAAGAAGGTGATGATTATATGGGAAACAAATTACCAAATGGAATTGTACATCATCCACAAGGGCCTATTGAATTAGTAATGGATGAATTAAAAAAATCACAAGCATTTATTGGTATTGGTAGTGGGTTAAGTTGGTTAAGTTGGTCATTAGATGTTCCTACTGTATTAATAAGTGGATTTTCTTACAAGTGGGCAGAGATGGAAGATTGTATTCGTATAGGTGCCCAACCAGGTAAATGCGAAGGGTGCTTTAATAGAATTAGATTAGATGCTGGGGATTGGAATTGGTGCCCAGAACATAAAGGTACAAATAGGCAATTTGAGTGTACTAAATTTATAACTGGCCAGATTGTAATTGATGAATTAAAAAAGTTTTTATAATGAAACGTATTTGGGTAAACGGAACATTTGATATCCTACATATAGGACACATTCAACTTTTAGAATTTGCATCCGCTTTAGGTACTTTGCGTGTTGGAATAGATTCCGATGAAAGAGTTAGAGAAAAAAAAGGTGAAAATAGACCTTATAATAATTTAAAAGACCGTATGGCTTTTATGAAAAGTATTAGATTTGTTGATAGTGTTGTATCATTTGATTCTGATGAAACTCTAAAAGAACATATAAAACAATGGAGACCTGATATTATGGTAATTGGAAATGATTATAATTACGAGCAAATAATAGGCGCCGAATTAGTTGAAAAAATCGAGTATTTCAGCAAAATATCAGGATTTAGTACATCTAACATTTTAAAAAATAAAAAGTAATATACTTATATATACAAAAATAAATACACAAAATTATGGCAGGATTAGATAATATTCCACAAAAGCAATCAGTTGATATTGAAACTGTAAAATTAGAAGAATCAGTTGTTGAAAACGTTAAAAATTTAAATAACGAAATTTCTGTTATCGTTCAAAGATTTGGAGAAATCTATATAAGAAGAAACGAAATTACTGAAGAAATGAAAGGTTTGGAAGACCTTCAACAAAGATTTGATGATGAATTTAAAGCAAAAAATTTAGAATTAAGAGAATTTTTAGATGCTTTAGATGAAAAATACCCAGCTGGTAGAATTAATTTACAAGATGGTACAATTACATATCAACCGGGAGCACCATCTAGAAAACAAATGCAAGCTCAGGCTGAAAATCAAGCACCTAAGCAGGTTTCTTCGGCATCAGCAATGAAAGTTGTAAAAGAGTAATCCCGAATATTTATATAGTAAGAAACTATATGAAGGGATTAGCAAAATATTTAATAGAAACAATATTGGGAGAAGCGGCAAAGATAGACAAAGTAGTTGTTGTCTATTCTGGCCGCTTTCAACCATTTCATAAGGGTCATTACGCAACGTATGACCATTTGGTTAGGAAGTTCGGAAAAGATAATGTTTATGTTGGAACTTCAAATGTAACCGATTCAAAAAAATCTCCATTTAATTTTAAGGAAAAGAAAATTATAATGACAAAGATGTTTGGTATTCCATCAAACAAAATTGTTAATATTCGTAATCCGTATGCACCAGAAGAAATCCTAAACAAATATGATAAAGATACTACTGGTTTTATAACTGTAGTTGGAGAAAAAGACCAAAATCGTTTAGGTGGAAAATACTTTACACCATATAAAGGAAAAGTTACTGAACCTTATTTAGATAAAGGATATGTATATGCTTCACCTGCACAACCAAATGCAATTAGTGGTACTGATGTAAGATATTGGTTAAGTGCTGGGACTGAAGCTGATAGAAAGAAAGGCTTTATAAAAGCATATCCTAAGTTTGATGAGCAAATATTCAAATTAATAACACTCAAACTTAAATCCTTAAAAGAATATATCAACGAAGAAATTAAATTAAATGTTAAGGTTGGTGACCAAATCCTAATGGGTAAATTTAAAAACAAAAAAGTTGTTGTTAAATCTATTGGAAAAGATGAATGGGGAATGCCAACAATCAATGGTAAGAAAGCAGTAACATTTAGAATCCCTAAAAAAGAAAATCTAAAAGAAGCAACTGGCGGAAGTGGTGGCTTTACTGCTGGAGATGAACCAGATATGTCATTTGTTGCAGATGGACAAAAAAGAATATTAAATAAAGCTAAACCTGAAAATTGGTATAAGCAAGGTGGATATATTCAATTACAAGAACCTAAAGCAGATGCTATGAGGGGTAGGGGTAAAACTAAAGATAAAGAATCTCAATTTAGAAAAGCAATTTATAAAGTACAAAATGTAGTTCAAAGTACACTAAATCCAGCAGATGACCCACACACCATAGAAAATTGGCAAGAAGTTAATAGAGAAACACCTTTAGAAAAACCTAAAAGATTTTGGGAATTGCCTAAAAATCAAAAAACTCAGATAATATCAAAAGAAGATATAAACGAAATCATTGATGAGCTTGAAGATTCTTTGTTAGATGAAATGGGATTGCCAGGCGGAGCAGGTGTTGGTTTAAGTTTGGCTGGTGGATATATCAATGGAGCACCAAATCCAAAAGATGTTAATAAATTAAAATCTAAGTTGGATAAAGATGGTAGTGAAGAATACACTAAAGTAAAAGAAGATAAAATACCTGGTGGATTAGCTAAAGGTATGACTTTATCGGATATCGCTAAACATCACAACGTAAGTGTAGCAAATATTAAGCAAGAATTTATTAAAGGATATGCGGTAGAAAGAGAGCATACAACTGATATTGATGTTGCAAAAGAAATTGCATTAGACCATTTATACGAAGACCCAAATTATTATAGTAAGTTATCTAAAATAGAAACTCCATTAAGTGAGGGTTTACTTTTAGAAGGTGGTGCATATGGACATATGAACCATCCATTTGATATTGAAATGAATCTTACATTTGGTGACCTTAAAAATATTGTAACTAAAGCACTAAATGGTGATTTGGAATTAGCAAGAGAAAAAACCGATGGGCAAGCATTAGCAATAAGTTGGGTAAATGGTAGATTGGTTGCAGCAAGAAATAAATCTCACCTTAAAAATAAAGGTGAAGGTGCAATGACTATTGGACAAGTTGCACAAAAGTTTGCAGGAAGGGGTGGATTGACAGATGCATATAATTTTGCTATGAAAGACCTTTCTCAGGCAATATCACAATTATCAGAACCTCAACGTAAAATGATATTCAAAGGTGGTAGTTGTTTTATGAATTTGGAAGTAATATATCCAACATCGGTAAATGTAATTCCGTATGGACAACCTTTATTAGTATTTCACGGAACGTTTGAGTATGATAAAGAAGGAAATATAATTGGAGAAAATCAACAATCCGCTAAAATATTAGCTGGTATGATTAAGCAGGTGAATGGACATGTTCAATCGAAATATACAATTCAAGGACCTCCAATGCAAAAACTTCCTAAATCCGAACATCTTACCAAATTGCAAGGAAAGTATATAGGAATGATAAACAAACTTCAAAAAGAGTTTGGGTTGAATGATTCAGATGGAGTAGCTGATTATCATCAAGCTTGGTGGGCAAACTTTGTAGAGAAGGGTGGTAAAAAATTAGATACACAAGAAAAAATAGGATTGGTTAAAAGATGGGCTTTTGGTGATAAATCATTCCGTATTAATACAATTCAAGACGCTAAATTAAAAGCTTGGGCTGAACAAACTGATAAGCAAGACCAACAAAAAATATCAAAACAAAATCTAATGAAGTTTGAAGAAATATTTTTAGGAGTTGGTGCGGATGTACTTTCATTTATGAGTTCAGTTCTCACAGCAAATCCAGAATCTGCCAAAAGACAAATGGTAAGTAGATTGGAATCAACTATACAACAGGTAAAAGCAAGTGGTGACCCTAAACAAATACAAAAACTTAAATTAGAATTGCAAAGATTAAATGCTTTGGGTGGATTTGATAAGATTGTACCAAATGAAGGTATTGTATTTGTATATGGTGGAAACACTTATAAACTGACAGGTGCATTTGCTCCCCTAAATCAAATTTTAGGTATCTTCTTCGAAAAATAATCGTTTTATTTAATTCTGATATACTTATATATACAAATATATTTCTATCAATATGTCAAAGGAATTCCAAAAAAAATACATGCATCCAACTCGCAGAAAGTTGGTAAATATGGTATTGCAGGGTGGTGAGTATGAAAAAAATACACAAATATCATTCGCAAACTCTGATAAATCCGCAGAAAATAATCGTAAAAAAGAAGTAGGTGAACGTTGGACCGATTCAGAAGGAAAAATTTGGGAACAAACAGAGTATGGTAAAGTAAGAATAAATGAACTATCAGAAACAATGTCTGAAGTAAGAGATTATCTATCCAAATTAAATAGTTGTAAATCTGAAAATTGTAATACTATTAAATTGAGTAGAGCAGATAAAAAACTTATTTCTAAAACTGGATATTGTGCAACTTGTTTAGGTAAAAAAGAAACTTTAATAAAATTAGATGGTTTGTGGGAAGAATATGAACATTATAAAATGTTATCTAATATTATTTCAAGAGGTAAAGATATTTTAGAACAATTACATCAAGCTTACAAAGATGCAAAGCAAGAATATGAGTTTGTACATGAAGATGGTAAGATTGAAAAATGGGTATTGGAAAAAGATGTGGATGAATTAAAAGCAGAAATACTTTCTGATATTACATTTTATGAAGGTGAGGTTGAACAGGCAATAAAATGGAGAAACGAAGCTTGGGATAAATTAAAAGATAAAAACTACGATTTAGTAAAACCTCCTGTTGATTAATATGGCTACACCAACTGGAATAACACAAAAGAAATCTTTAAAAGAGATTATAGCAGAAGAATACAAAAAGTGTGCTAGTGACCCTATACACTTTATGAAAAAATATTGTATGATTCAGCATCCGGTGAGAGGTAAAATACCTTTTCACCTTTTCCCATTTCAGGAAAAAACATTAACTGGATTTAAAGACAATCGTTTTAATATAGTTCTTAAATCACGCCAAACTGGTATTTCAACTCTTTGTGCCGGATTTTCACTTTGGAATATGTTGTTTAATTCTGATTTTAATATATTAGTAATTGCAACAAAACAAGAAGTTGCTAAAAACCTAGTAACTAAAGTAAGAGTTATGCATGAACTACTTCCAAGTTGGTTAAAGGGTGGTTCTATGGAAGATAATAAACTTTCCCTTCGTTTAACAAATGGTTCTCAAATTAAGGCCATTGCTTCTTCACCTGATGCAGGACGTTCTGAAGCCTTATCACTTCTTATATTTGATGAGGCCGCCTTCATTGATGATATTGATGAAATTTGGGTATCGGCGCAATCTACACTTTCAACGGGTGGTAGTTGTATTGCACTATCTACACCAAATGGTGTGGGTAACTGGTTTCATAAAACTTGGTTAGGTGCGGAAGATGGGATAAATCCATTTAATACTATAAAACTACATTGGACAGTACATCCTGAAAGAGACCAAACTTGGAGAGATGAACAAGAAAAATTATTAGGACAAAAGAAAGCAGCTCAAGAGTGTGATTGTGACTTTGTATCTTCTGGTGATACTGTAATTGATCCTGAATTATTAATGTTTTATAAAGAAACATATTGCCAAGACCCAATTGAAAAGACTGGATTTGATGGAAACCTATGGAGATGGGAATATCCAACAGCAAATGGTTCTTATATGGTTGTAGCTGACGTTGCTAGAGGTGATGGTTCTGACTATTCCGCTTGTCATGTTATGGATATAATAAATGCAACACAAGTAGCTGAATATAGAGGTAAAATAGATACAAAAGATTTTGGAAACTTCTTAGTTAATCTTTCTACTGAATACAATGATGCATTACTTGTGGTGGAAAACTCAAACATTGGATGGGCATGTATTCAACAATGTATAGATAGACAATATAAAAACCTATTCTATATGAGTAAAGATTTGAAGTATGTAGATGTTGAACAGCAAATGAGAAACAAATATCGTGCGGATGAAAGACAGATGGTAGCTGGATTTTCAACTACAACAAAGACTAGACCTCTTATTATATCTAAATTGGATGAATATTTTAGAGAGAAAGCAGTTACAATTCGTTCTAACCGATTAATTGATGAATTATTTACATTTATATTCAATAATGGTAGGGCAGAAGCTATGAAAAGTTATAATGATGACTTGACAATGGCGTTCAGTATTGGGTTGTGGGTAAGGGATACTGCACTTCGTTTAAGACAAGAAGGTATTGACCTAACAAAAAGAACTTTAGGTGGTATTTCTTCAAACACGCAGCATGCTGGTGTTTATGGACCTTCTGATAGAGATGATAACCCTTGGAAAATGAGAATTGGTGATGATATTGAAGACCTATCACAATGGTTATAAAATGTAGGGTTTTGACAAATATTGATATTTATGGTATATGTCAAAATAAAAGGAGAATAAAATGATTAAATTAACAAATATCCTAAAAGAAGATGAGTATATTGATAAAGCATACTCAAAAGGAGATACACCGGCTGATAATCCAATAGATGATTATGATGAATTAGATGTAGAGCAAGAAGATATGGATGATTTTATTAATTATCTTAAATCTTATCAAAGTTCATTAGATGAAGCAAACTGTGGTTGTGTTTACGAAGCTGAGTATCAGGGTAGAGAAGTGAAGTTGGGTAAACCAATGGCAGGTGATGTGAAGAAATTTAAGGTATATGTAAAAAACCCTAAGACTGGTAAAGTTATTAAAGTAAATTTCGGTCAGAAGGGAGTTAAAATCAAAAAGAATAACCCTGGCAGGAGAGCAAACTTTAGAGCTAGACACAATTGTGATAATCCTGGTCCAAGAACAAAAGCAAGATATTGGTCTTGTAGAAAATGGTAAAATAAATTATGGCAGAACAATTCCAAGACGATAGAAGTTTTTTTGGGAGACTTAAAAAACTATTTTCAACAAACGCAATCGTAACCGTTGATAAAGATGGTAAACGTAGAGTAGTAGATGTTGAAGATAGACAAATGAATACAAACTTTGTAAACCTTAGAGATAGGTACACAAAGTTACAACGTTCATATTACGAAACCCATCAGGGTGCACAATCTATGGCATATCATCAAGTTCGTAGAGAACTTTTTAGAGATTATGATGCTATGGATATGGACCCGATTATAGGTTCGGCACTTGATATATACGCTGATGAAAGTACAACTAAGAACGAATATGGTGATGTACTTCAAATCAAATCTACAAATGAGAATGTAAGAGAAATGCTTCATAATCTATTCTATGATATTATGAACGTAGAGTTTAATTTGTGGCCTTGGATTAGAAACCTTGTAAAATATGGTGATGCTTTCTTAGCATTGGAAATTATGCCTGGTAAAGGTATCATCAACGTAGCACCTCACTCAACTTATAATGTAGAAAGATTAGAAGGTACTGACCCTAATAATCCTGACTATGTAAAATATAAGGTAGAATTGGATAGATTTGGTAAGAAGGAATATGAGCAATATGAGATGGCTCACTTCCGTATGTTATCAGATACTAACTTCTTACCATATGGTAAATCAATGGTTGAAGGTGCAAGAAGAATTTGGAAACAATTATCTCTTATGGAAGATGCGATGCTAATCCATCGTATTATGAGAGCACCTGAAAAGAGAGTATTCAAAATTGATATAGGTAATATCCCACCACAAGAAGTAGATAACTATATGCAAAAAATTATTAACAAAATGAAGAAAACTCCATTTGTTGATAAAAATACTGGTGATTATAATTTAAAATACAATATTCAAAACCTTACCGAAGATTTCTTTCTACCTGTACGTGGTAGTGATAGTGGTACTAATATTGAAAATCTACAAGGTTTAGAGTATGCAGCAATTGAGGATATTGATTATTTAAAGAACAAATTATTTGCAGCTCTAAGAGTACCAAAAGCATATCTATCTTATGATGAAAATGTAAATGGTAAAGCTACTTTAGCTGCAGAAGATGTTCGTTTTGCAAGAACTATTGAAAGAATTCAAAGAACAGTTGTTAGTGAATTGGCAAAAATTGCAGTAGTTCACTTAGCAGCAAATGGTATTGAAGATTCAGAAATGACAAACTTTGAATTAATGCTTACAAACGCTTCTACAATATATGAGCAAGAAAAAGTTAATTTGTGGTCTGAAAAAGTAAGATTAGCAACTGATGTTAAAGCACTTAATATGTTATCATCTGATTGGGCTTATCATAATGTATTTGGATTATCGCAGGATGAGATTGATATTGAAAGAGCTAAAGTAATATTAGACCTTAAAGACAGATTCAGACATACTTCAATAGAACAGCAAGGACAGGACCCAGCAAACCCACCACAACCTCAAAATGTGGAAGAAGAAATCAGTAAATTAAAAACTGAAATCGAACTAAATAGGGGGGTTGGAAGACCTAAAGAAGGAAACACCTATGGTAAAGATAAGCATCCATATGGTAGAGACCCATTGGGAGATAAGGAAAACCATAAAGAAAGAAAAAGAGAAGATAGAACATTAAACACTAACGCTAAGAAGCTAGCACGTGAATATATAAACGGAATTTCATCAAAAAAGAAGGTTTTAAATGAAAAATCGGGTATGCTCGATGAAAAAAACCTGTTGGATGATTCTAAAATTTAATAAAGAAAAATTTGTTTATATTTATATGTGTTAGTTTATAGGGTAGAATAAATATAGGGTAAGTAAATGAAAAAAATTAAACACTCAAAGTTTAAGAATACTGGAGTGTTATTTG